CTGTTACATCTGGTGGATCTGGATACACCTTTGGTAAAGTAATCATCGATGAAGTCAACGGTATTGGTGCTGGAACAGGTACTGGTGGTAGCGTTGAGGTTGTCATACCTCCAGTAGGAGGACATGGTAAATCCCCTGCAACTGAGTTGGGTGGTTTCCGTGTAATGATTAACACTAAGTTCACCTACGATGAAGGATCTGGTGACTTCCCAACTGACAACGACTATCGTCGTATTGGTTTGGTAATTAATCCTAACAAGTTTGGTACTCAGGAATTAACGTCTGACCTGACATTAAGTGCCACAAAGGCTGCAATATTTGCACCTACGTTTACTGGAAACTTCCAGACTGACGAGATTATAACCCAGTCTCGTACTGTTGGTGGTCAACAGGTAACGGCAAGAGGACGTGTTATATCATGGAATGCAACTACTAAAGTGCTTAAGTATTATCAGAATAGAATTGATGGTATCTTCCCTGAATTCACTGGTAACTTAATCGAGTTTGAAGGTGGTAACCCAATTGTGGGTGCTATCTCAGGTGCATCTGCTGACCCAGATATTAACTTCCCCATTGTTTCTGGATCCTCTACGAGGGTTATTAACAATGCTGAGTATGACCTAGGTATGGCATTTACTAATGGTTATGCAAAAGCAGAAGTTGATCCTAACTCAGGCGATGTCATCTACATAGATAACAGAGGAGCAATTACTCGTGCTGGAGACCAAATTGAAGACATCAAAATCGTAATCGAGTTCTAAAGACATGCCACAGAATACTAATTTAAACATTAGTCCTTACTTTGATGACTTTGATAAGGACAAGAATTTTTACAGAGTCCTCTTTAGACCAGGATATCCGATACAGGCACGTGAGCTCACGACCATGCAGTCCATACTGCAAAACCAGTTGGAGTCTGTCGGACAACACTTCTTCAAAGAAGGAAGTATGGTTATACCAGGTCAGGTGGGTTATGACCTTCAGGTGCAAGCAATTGTACTTCAACAATCATTCCTAGGGGTAGACGTTGAGACGTATCGTACCCAGTTAACTGGACAGATTATTGAGGGTATTACTACAGGTATTAAGGCAAAAGTATTATATTCTATCCCTTCTACAGAGTCTACTAAGGGTTATGTTACTCTGTATGTTAAGTATGTTGAGTCAGGTGACACCACAAGTGACACCACCCTCAAGACTTTTCAGCCCAACGAGCAATTATTGGCCGAAAATGAAATCACCTTCGGTACTACACTGATCGAAGTTGGATCACCATTTGCTCAACTATTACCAGTCAATGCAACTGCGGTAGCATCTACTGCATACATTAATGCTGGTGTGTACTTTATCAGAGGTCATTTCGTTGATGTTCCAAGCTCATATCTCATCCTTGATCAATACGACAACAACCCATCTTACAGAGTTGGACTTGAAGTCAGTGAGTCAATCGTTACACCAGAAGACGACCCATCACTTAATGACAATGCAGCAGGTACATCTAACTACTCTGCTCCAGGTGGTCACAGATTTAGAATTAAAACTTCTCTTACTAAGAAGCCAATCAATGATGAGACCGATAAAAACTTCATTGAATTACTTCGTATCAACAACTCAAAGGTTGAACAGTTTGTTACTCACACTGCTTATTCAGAACTTGAGAGATCACTCGCAAGAAGAACCTTTGAAGAAAGTGGCGACTATGTAATTGATACCTTCACAGTTAAGGCAAGAGAGAGTCTTGATGATGGTTTCAACAATGGTGTATACCGTGCAGGTGATACTACCTCTGGTGGACAGTTAGCATCAGATGATTTAGTAGCATTTGAGGTATCTCCAGGACGTGCATACGTTAAAGGTTATAGGACAGAATTCTTAGTCCCACAATATGTGGATGCTCCTAAACCAAGAGACTTTGCTTCAGTACAAAATACTATCCTACCATTCAGATTAGGACAGTATGTAAAAGTTTACGATGTGTATGGATGGCCCGACCTAACTGGTGAAGGTGTTACATCTGCATATCAAACACTAGAGATATATGATGATTGGCAATTAAACACTACTAATACTGTCCAAGGTACACTCATTGGTAGGTGTCGCACAGTCCAGATTCAAGAGACTAACATAAATGGTGTCTGGGATTTGTGGATATTTGATGCCCAAATGTTTACTGCAATCAACTTTGCAGCAGGTAATAACAACGTACAAGTAGGTGATTTACTCAAGGGAAGGACATCTCAGGCAACAGGTTTCGTTGCAGAGCAAGGTTCAGGTACCAACTGTAGACTAGAGCAAGTCTCAGGGGTCTTCCAAAATGGCGAGGTTATCGAGCGTGATGGCCGAGTTATTGGTACCCTAGAGGCAGCACATACATTCAACCTAACTGATGGTAGACATGTAGTTGGTAGAAACACAGGTAATGCTATTATCTTTGGTGCTAACTTAATGCTTAATGATGTAAGAATCATTGAAGGCACAACTATTACCATCGATCAAGCAGGTAATAGTAGACTAGAAGGATTCAGATCTAAGTTTGCACAAGACCTACGTCCAGGAGACGTTGTTACATCAACTAATACATCTGAAGAGGGTGAGAATACTCTTAGAATTGCAACAGTTGATGTTACTGCAATTAATACTTCATCTACAAATGCTGCTACAGGTCAGTCGTCGTATATTTTTGACTACTTAAACCAGTATGCATTACTAGAAGTTGGTCTGAAGAAAGGTACTGTTAATGATGGGGAAGTAAATGCTCTCGCACGTATGAGACCATTCATCTTCCAGAAAGACTACCAGAATGGTGAGCTATCTATTGACTGTCCACGTACATCAATGAAGTCAATCTCTGACGAATCATTCTTTGTATTCAGGACATTCACTAATAAGACTGTTGTATCAGGTGGTGTTACTGTATCACTACCAGAATCAGAGCAGTTTGCAACACTTGACGATGAAAACTATATTCTAACTATCATTGCAGAATCAGGATCTGCATGGTCAGTTGGAGAAAACTTAGATATAGATTCACTTAACACTGTTGGTACTTTGACAGTTACCTTTGGTGCTGATAGACAGTCAATTACTATTGATGGTCTTGCTAACGTATCTACTATCAAACTAACTGCATTGGTATCTAAGAATATCGTCAGTAAGAAGATTAAGACTGCTGCTAAGATGAGAGCGTTGAAAGTTATCCGCACTCGTATTAACAACGACCAACAAAAATATGGTTTGGCATATGGTAACCTATATGGCACACGTATTGAAGATGAAGAGATATCATTTGCTCTTAATGACGTATACAAAGTACATGCTGTATATGAGTCAGAGAATGATGACGATGCATCACCTCCTTATATTGTATTAACAGAGTCAACCTTCTTTGATAACGGCACAGTTATTATAGGTAAGACATCTGGTGCTCGTGGTAGAGTTATTCAGTTTATCAACTCTACTCTAAGACTATACTATGTCCAGTTAAATGAGATTCCATTTGCTGCTGGTGAGACTGTTGAAGGTGTAGATGATGATGGAATTCCACTATCAGCATTCGTTGATGATGCTGAAGGATCAGTATTCAGAGGTAGTAAAGTTATTACTACACAGTTTACTTTAGATCCAGGTCAGAAAGCACACTACTATGATGTGTGTAAGATCAGTAGGTATCCACAGTATACTCCACCTATTCGTAAGATGTTAATCATCTTTGACTACTTCATCCATGAATCATCTGGAGATTACTTCTCATCTCAGTCATATACTGGTATTAGTTACAAAGATATTCCAACCTATAAACTTGATGGATCTATTAACTTCCTAAGAGACCAAGTAGATTTCCGTCCAGGTGTAGGTGAATTGGCATCTGGGTCAGGTACAGTTACTGCTCCTTTCTATGTTAACTGTGCATCACTAGACTTTGCTGCTAGACAGTTTGATACCTCTGGAGGTACTGGAGGATCAACCATCTTCGATATACCGAAGGTGAATACTGAGATCCGTATGGATTACTCATACTATCTCCCTCGTGCTGACAAGTTATACTTGACACATGATAACCAACTTAAGATAGTTAAGGGTGTATCTTCTGAGGATCTACCACCTCCTGATGGTATTGCTAATGCTATGCTATTAGCACAGATTGAATACCGTCCATTTACATATGATGTAGAAAGAGATATTCTAATCAGTCCTGAGATTATTAGACGATATACCATGAAGGATATCGGTGATCTTGAGACAAGACTAGAGCATGTAGAGTACTACACATCTCTATCTCTATTAGAATCACAAGCAGAAAATACTAAGACTTATGATGATAACGGATTTGACCGTCTTAAGAATGGTTACGTTGTTGATGACTTTACCGATCACAACGTTGGTGACGTTTTCTCAGTTGACTACAAATGCTCTCTCGACTTCAAGAATGGATTCCTTAGACCATCACACTATACAACTAACGTCCCACTCGAATTAAACCTTGGTGCTTCAAGTAATATTGTTAAGACTACTGGTAACATGGCATTGCTACCATGGGAAGATCTAGCAATCATTACACAACCATATGCATCTAGGGTAGAGAATGTAAACCCATTTAACGTGTTTACTTTCATTGGTCGTATTGACCTAACTCCTGCATCAGATGACTGGGTTGACATCAAGAGATTACCAGCACGTGTTGAAAACGTAGAAGGTGACTTCTCTGCTGTATCAAGAGACTTACAAGTTGACCAGAATGGATTCGCTCCTATTCAGTGGGGATCATGGAAGACCAACTGGACAGGTGAATCACTACAATCTACTTCACAGTTTAGAAACAGATCTGGATCATTCAGTGCAGGTGGTCGTAGACTCGGTAGATTGGGTCATGGACAAGGAAGACAGCCTCTATTCGTACATGAAAGACGTACTTGGAGGGTTGTTAATAACCAAGCAAGACAGGGTATTAAGACTCGTGTTGTTGCTAAGATCGATAAGAAATCTTTAGGAGATACACAGTTATCACAAACAGCGATCCCTTGGATTAGATCTCGTAACGTTTCATTCAACTGTGATAGGATGAAGCCACGCACAAGAATATATGCATTCTTTGATGGTGTTAATGTTACAACCTATATCACACCTAAAGTTATTGAGATCGTTAAATCATCTACTGCTGATCCACAAACTAACGAGACACCTTTCGTTGAAGGTGAGACTGTAGTTGGTAGTATTTCAGGATGTAGATTTAAGGTTGCTCCAGCAAATGATGGATATAAGACTGACCCATATGGGACAGGTACTGCGACATTAGCAGAGTCTTATGCATCGCAGACACCTTATATTAATATTGATACTGCATCTCTATCAGAGAGTGTTAACCCTAACTACTACGGCAATATGAATGTCGGAGAAGTATTGGTAGGACAGACATCTGGTGCACGTGCAGTTGTTAAAGACCGTCGTTTACTTACAGACAATGTTGGAAGTTTCAAAGGATCATTCTTTATTCCTAACCCAGGTAACGATTCAAACCCTCGTTGGGCTACAGGTACAAGGACATTCCGATTCACAACGTCATCGACGAACAGTAAGGCGAGTGGAGAGGTAGATTCATCTGCTGATACCACATACTCAGCACAAGGTACATTGAAGACTGTTAGAGAGAATATCTTAGCAGTTAGAAATGCTGAATTGGTTAAAGATACCGTTTCAGATACTAGACAGGTTATCACAACTAGGACTGAGACAAGACAGATTGGTTGGTATGACCCTCTTGCTCAATCATTCATTGTTGATGATGAGGGTGGTGTATTCTTAACTGGTATTGATGTATTCTTTAAGACCAAAGATACTAACATTCCTATCTCTATGCAGATCAGGACTATGGAGAATGGTTATCCTACTAAGGATATTCTTCCTTTCTCTGACGTAACAATTACACCTGATCAGATTGAATTGTCAGACAATGCAGCGATTGCATCTCGTTTCACATTCAGATCTCCTGTATACATTAAGGCATCTACTGAATATTGTTTCGTATTACTATCTGACTCTAACGAATATCAAGTCTGGATCTCCAGAATGGGTGACGTTGATGTCTCTGGTACTAGGACAATATCTGAGCAGCCATATGCAGGTGTGTTATTCAAGTCACAAAACGCATCTACTTGGACAGCAGACCAGTATGAAGACATGAAGTTTACTGTCTATCGTGCTAAGTTTACTGAATTGTCAGGTACTGCAATACTTAATAACGCAGAATTAGGTAAGGGTAACGGTGGTATTCACAACCTTATTGAGAATCCTATCTTAACCTTGAAACCAACTCAGTTACTAACACTGCCAGCTGGTCAAAACTTTAACTTTACTATTGGTGCAAGAATCACACAGAGTCCATCTGGTGCATCTGCTACCATTAAAGAATTTGATGCTAACTCAGACCCTGAGAAGATAACCATTACAGATATAGATGGTGCATTCTCAGCAGGTTTCTTAGATGCTAACGGTGACCCATTCCAAGGTCTTGCTTCATCTCAGTCAGTATCAACTATAGTACTATCTGCTATCTACAACGGCACGTTTGAAGTAGGTAACGTAGTTAGTGGATCTACATCTGCTGCTACTGGTATAGTCACAGACTATAATGCAGGTACTAGCACATTGACTCTAAACTATATCACTAAAGCATTCGATGCTAGTGATACATTATCAGAGCCAGGAGGCACAAGTGCTACCATTACAAGTATCTCTTATAGTGGTGACTCTTATGTTGCATATCCAACTGCAACTCCTTCATATCCTTCAGACGATAAGGAAATCGCAATCTCTTGTAGAAACCATGGTATGCATCAACGTACCAATAACGTAGAGATTGAGGGTGTAATATCTGAGGTACCTCATACAACCTTGACAACTACTCTGTCTCAAGCAGGTACGTCTATACAGGTTGCTGATGCATCTCAATTCCATCAGATCGTTGGTGGTGCTGCAATCGATAACTTAAATCCAGGTTATCTTAAGATTAATGATGAGATCATCCAGTACAACAACATCTCTGCTAACGGACAAGTAATTACAGTTGCTAACTCTGGTAGAGGTAACAGTGGTACTGCTGATGTAGAGCATCCTTCTGGATCGATTGTTGAATGCTATAACCTAGATGGTATACCTCTAACAGAAATCAATAAAGTCCATAGTTCTATTGAGTGTCCATGGTTGGATACATTCATGTTACAGGTTGAGCATGTTGCAACTAATGGTATTAGAGGTGGTGGTGCTAATGTATGGTCATCTCAAAACGTCCAGTTTGAAACTCTGACACCTACCGTATCTACTATGGTACTGCCAGATACTGAGATAACTGCTCGTATTAATACTACTACTGCTACCTCTGTTGGAGATGGTGGTGGTGAGGGTGCATCATCTGCTCGTGACCAATCATCGTTTGTTAACAATGGTCAGTATCTTGACATCGTATTAAATGAGGAAAATGCTTTCACAAGTCCTCAAATGATTGCGTCTAAGATCAACGAGCAAAATAAATTGGATGGTAATAAGTCGTTGACTATGGCACTGACTCTAACTTCTGAGTCTGATAAATTCTCTCCTTGTATTGACTTGGATAGATTGTCATTGATCACAACTACCAACCGAATCAACTGGTGGCCTGGTGGTCCTGCTCCTTATGGACAGCAAGGACAAATTGATAGGACAATGGATGTATCAGTCCTACCAACAGGAGATCAAAACGATGCCGTGTATCTATCACGTCTCGCTCGCCTAGGTTCTGAGGCCAGATCACTTAAGATCGACTTCCAGATAACTAGACATCCAAGTACTGAAATTAAAGTATATTATCGTGCATTTAAGACAGGTGATACTGCTGATCCTAATACGATTGGTTGGACATATGTCGGTGCTCCATCTAATGACTCACAAGGACAGGCATATGACTCTACTCCTTCAGATGAGCCACTTTGGAAGGACTATGCATACGAAGTGCGAGGTTTAAATTTCAATGCTTTCCAAGTTAAGATTGTTATGAGATCTAAGAATCAGGCTCGTGTGCCTCTGATTGCTGATCTACGTGCTATTGCCTTAGCTACATAGAACCTCATCCCCAACCCTTACATGGTTGATTATAATTATTATTATGACAGATGTCAAGTCCCAAAATCCTGAAGACCATATCAAAATCTTTAAGGATGACCTAATCCCAGTTGACGGCCACGATGGTTGGTATCGTGATCCCGATTCTAATGCTATTGTAAATTGTAACCAAACTCAATATGATGAGTATATGGCTTCATTTAACAAGAGACAGAAGAAGGAAGACGATTTCAACACTTTACAAAATGACGTTGATGGTCTAAAATCGGATATAAGTGATATTAAATCATTATTACAAAATTTAGTGGAGAGAAAAAATGCCAGCTGATGTGACCGAAACAAAAGATCCTGCGGAACTAGTAGGACAATTCAAAGAAAGATATCAAAATTTGATAAATGAAAACAATCAGTTATCAAAAAAGATCAAAGATAATGAAGCAACAGCGTTAAAACTTCTTGGTGCCATCGAGACACTAGAGTATCTAAATCCCCCAGAGGAGGAAGGAACTAAAGAGGAGACTACCACTGCTGCTGAGTGATATAAATAAACCAGTAAGACTGTATGCAGTGCTAGGATCCTTATAAGCAATGGCAAATAGAATACAATTAAGACGTGACGGTGCACAGCAGTGGGCTAACGTCAACCCCATCTTAGCTCAGGGTGAGTTAGGTATCGAAATAGATACCTCTCGACTGAAGATAGGAGATGGTGTTACCTCATGGAACTCTCTAAAGTATGAGAGACCATTAGAAACGGAATCAAACACTGCAAATACTCTAGTAAAGAGAGATGCTGACGGTAACTTTGAAGCAGGTGCTATCACCGCTTCTATTATCGGTAATGCAGCAACCGCAACACGACTAGCAAACGCCCGATCTATCGCACTTGGTGGTGATATGTCGGGTAGTGGTACGTTCGATGGATCCTCGAACTTAACCATCACTGCTGAATTGAACTATGTTGTTGCTCTACCTCATTATGATGCTAATGATCTAGATGCTCAAGGTACATACAGTCAGGTAACAGTTGACTCTAGAGGTAGAATTGTTGATGCTTCTAACCCAACAACTCTTGCTGCGTATGGAATTGCTGACGCACAACCATTAGATACAGATCTAACTTCTCTTGCAAGTATGACCACCTTTGGTCTATTATCAAGACAAGCAGAAGGTACTATTGTTAGTAGATCTATTACTGGTGGTGCCAACCGTATTATTGTACAGAATGGTAACGGTCAGTCATCTAACCCATACATTGACCTTGCTGATACTACAGTTGTTGTCGGTACCTATAACCCAATAGGTAACTTAGACACACCTTTACTATCTGCAACTACAGGTGATGAGACTGTTAACACAACTAACTTCACAGTAGATAGATATGGTCGTCTGACTTATGCTCAGACCTCTGCTATTGCTACTGCTAAAGAAGGTACATTAACTGCTGCATATGATAACGCAGCAACCTATTCAAGATACGATACTGTAAAGAATACTACTGATAAACTTTATCAGGCAATTGCTGATATCGCTGCTGGAGGTGGTGAACCATCACATAGTGATACATCAGATACAGGGTCTTGGAGATATTTGGGATCAGGACTAGCACCTCAGAAGGGACTAGCATCCTTTAACCAAGAAGATTTTGATGTTACTGCATGGGATAATGGTAACGGTATAGAAGGTGGTTTTGTAACCATCGCAGACGCAGGTGTAGATAACACACAACTACAAAATAATAGAGTCTCTTTTGCTGATGGTAATACACATGAGCATTTTGAGCTAGACCAAGAATTAACTCCTATTACTGGTTATAGAGGATTTAACTATCTTAATTATACCAAGGTAAATGACATTGGAGGTAACCTTCTTGTAGGTGCTAATAATACTGGAGATGGATCTGGTGGTACACAGTTAGCGGTACAGGAAGTTGCTGTTACAGTAGGTACAGACACAGTAGGTGGACAAGCAACAGGTGTATTCTACTTAGATGGAGTAGAGACTCCTTCAAACTTCTCTCTTAAGAGAGGTGTTAAGTATATCTTTAATCAGGATGAGTCATCCAATGCCACATTCAATGGCATGGCTCACCCCCTAATGGTTTCTCCTGGTAATGATGGTGAGCACAATGGTCACGATCATTATATGATGGGCATCACCTATAAATTGGATGGTGTTGTCGTCAACATGATGGGATATACCAGTGGGTTTGCAGCAGCAACCACTCGTAGAATGGAATGGGAGGTGCAAGTTGAAGCACCTAATACATTATACTATTGGTGTCATCATCACACAGGTCAAGGTGATAGTTTTGCTCTTACTGATGGTGGTGCAGGTGAACTTGATATTAATGTAAAGACATTATTCAGTGATCCAGACTTTGTACTTGATGGTGGATGGACACAGACTGTTGATAAGACTGGTGATGGAGATCTATGGATTAAGAGTACTCAGAATTCAGATCAAGATAGAATACTTGACATTCAGATTACTAACGCTGGAGCAGGTTCATCTAGATTAAACATACGTGCTGAAGATGGTATAACACTTCATGCTACTGATGCTTCAGGTGCATACAATCATGGTCGTGTTTGTTTCGAGAATTTCCATACTAAACAAAACGTTTTAGCATGTGATCCTGTCGGTAACATGATCCTTGATCCTAATGATACCAATGATTCCTCATCTGGTGTTGTTGAGATCTGGGGTGACCTCTTAGTACAAGGTACAACTACCACAGTTAACAGCACTACATTAACTGTAGACGATCCTATTATTACATTAGGTGGAGATACAGCACCTACAGTTGCAGATAACCTTGATCGTGGTATAGAATTTAGATATTATCAAAGTAGTTCTGCAAGAGTAGGATTCTTTGGTTGGGATTCAAGTTATGCAAACTCTAATATATGGTCAGGCACTGGCGGCTTTAGGTTCCTCGTCGATGCCACCAACTCATCTGAAATTTTCTCTGGCACTGACGCTCCTGTCATTGCTGGAAACCTCGCTCTCACAACAAACACAGGATCTACCTCGACCACTACGGGGACTCTGGTCGTAACGGGTGGTGTTGGTATAAGTGAGAATGTCCATGTCGGTGGTACCACTACTATTGCTGGACAAACAGAAGTAAATAATAATGTAATCTTTAAAGCAGATAACAAATCATTTAACATCCAGAATAATGCTGGTGTAGATAAGTTTACTGTAGATTACGACAATGGTAATACAGTCATTGAGGGTACAGTTGATATTCAGTTAGAGACTGAGATCACAGATAACCTCATTATTAAAGCAGACAATAAGAAATTTGATATCCAGACTGCTGCTGGTGTCAGTGTATTCGATGTAGATACTGATAATGGTAACGTCCATACAGATGGTACTCTGGATGTAGATAGTGGAGTAACGTTTAATAGCACTCTTGATGTTGATGATAACGTAACCTTTAATGCTGAGTTAGATGTAGATGGTGACGTAGTATTCCATAACGACTTCCTAATGGATGTCACTGGTAAGAATTTTACAATAACAAATGGATCAGCTACCAAGTTTACAATTTCCTCTACTAACGGAAATACCGATATTGAGGGTAGTCTTAATGTTGGTGGCTTCAATACTTTTGAGCGTACTAACAATATTGCAGTTGATGCGTCTTCATCTGAATCGGACATTACCCTTTCCACTGCTGGTAATACTACTTTCGCTGGTGGCGTTAATATCGATAAAGATGTCCGTATTGGGACTGACTTATATGTTGCAGATAGAATAGTAGTTAAGGATGACGGCACTGGAAGAGGTCGTCCATCATTGATGAATAACCTTGATGTTTTATATCATGGTTACTTCGGTGCTACTACACAACATAACCCAACATTCGCCAATGACCCTGCAAGTAATTTAAGGGTTGCTGGTGGTGCTGGTATTGTACAAGATCTATATGTTGGTGACGACTTCTACGTTGGTAAGGTCGCTACTAATGATACGATTGAATTCCAGATATTAGGAGAGAGTGGTAATACAACTATTGGTCGTGTTGGTCAGGGTAGTAATACTGCTGGTACATTAACCGTCCATGGTGACGTAGAATTAAATCGTGAAGTTAATATAACTGGTGCACTAACAACCATTGGTGATGCTAACACTGACGTACTTACAGTCAATGCAGTATCTCAGTTTACAGATGATGTCACAGTTGATGGATCGCTGACAGTTAACACTAACGCATTAGTTGAAGGTAACCTCACAGTTAATGGTACTACAACTACCGTGAATAGTACCGTAGTTACAGTAGATGATCCTGTATTCACTTTAGGTGGTGATACAGCCCCAGGTAGTAATGACGCTAAGGATCGTGGTATTGAATTCAGATACTATGACACTTCAGCAAGACTTGGATTCTTCGGATGGGATAACTCTGCTAGTAGATTTGCTTTCTATCATAATGCAACTAATAGCTCTGAAGCATTCTCAGGTAATAGATCAGGTATTGATGCTGGATCTGTAAAACTATTTGATACAACAGATTCATCTTCAGCATCTTCAGGTACCTTAATCGTAGGTGGTGGTGCTGGTATTGGTCTTAACTTATATGTTGGAGCAGTCCTTGATGTAACATCACATGCTTCTGTCGGTGGCAATGCTGACATAACAGGAACACTTGATGTAACAAATGACTTCGCTGTTAACTCACAGAAATTTACAGTCGCTGCTGCTACTGGTAACACAGTTGTCCAAGGTACATTACAAGTAGATGGTAACGCAACTATTGGTAATGCAGCAGGTGATTCTCACAGCATTACAGGTACAGTCCAGTTTAACCAAGCAATTACTTCAACAGATATTACTGCTGATCAAGTCCAGATTGGTGTTGATGGTGCTAATGAGATCAGCACTACTTCTGGTAATTTAGTACTAGACTCTGATGGTGGCACAGTAAATGTTACTGATGATCTAGATGTAGACAATAACTTAAATGTAGATGGAAATACTAAGGTCGATGGTACCCTTACAGTTGATGGGAATACTACTATCGGCAATGCTTCTGGTGACGCTCATAGCTTTACTGGCACAGTTCAATTCAACCAAGCAATCACCTCCACAAATATCACAGCAGATTCTGTTACCATTGGCGTGGATTCTGATGGTGAAATTAGCACTACTACTGGGGTCAATCTCATACTCGACTCCGCAACTGGAGAAACTCAAGTCGATGATAACCTCACAGTCACTGGCACCTTAGATGTAGATGGTAATACACAGATTGGTAACAACTCTAGTGATGCTCATGCCTTCACAGGTACAGTAACATTCAATCAGGCAATTACATCTACTGATATTACTGCTGATAACGTGCAGTTGGGTGTATCTGGTGCTTCCGAAGTTGATACCTCATCAGGTAACTTAACTCTTGACTCTGCTACTGGTGAGACAGTTATTGATGACAACGTAACTGTTAATGGCACAGCAGATATTGATGGTCTTACTACTATTACAGACGGTCTAACAGTCAAGGCCGATAACAAACTTGTCCAGATTCAGACTGCTGCTGGACTAACCAAGGTCAGCATTGATACTGACAATGGTAATACAGATATTCAAGGCACTCTAAACGTAGAGGGTGCTACAACTATTGATGACACTCTTAATGTCACACAGGGAGTTGATTTAGATTCAACATTGAATGTGGATGGTGTCTCAACCTTCCAGACTGATGTTATACTTAACGCAGATTCTGCTAACTTTAAGGTACAGTTGAATGATACAACAGATAAGTTCACTATCGCTTCAGCAACAGGTAACACAGATATTCAAGGAACCCTCGACGTTAATGGTGCTACAAATATCACTAATACTCTTGGCGTTACTGGTATTACCTCCATCACTAATGCTACTAATCCTTCTAACCTTATAGGTGCTGCTGCACTACAGGTTACAGGTGGTGCTGTAATTAATAAGGATGTCTTCTTAGGTGAAGACTTCTACATGGGTCCAAACAATGCTCCATCATTCTCTATTGTTGGTGCAACAGGTAATACTCTTATCGGAGGCACATTAGGTGTCACTGGTACAACTACCCTAGGTATTGCTGATGTAGGTACACTTAACCTATCATCTAACGCTAACATCTCTGGATCGATTATCGTTAACACCAGCAAGTTTATTGTTGCAGGTGCTACTGGTAATACTACTATAGATGGTACACTTGATGTTGCTGGACGCACAATCATCGATGATACTTTACAGGTAACACAGAATGTAGACTTTGATTCTGACCTTAATGTAGATGGTAATGCTCAGATAGATGGCACACTTACTGTTGATACAACTTCTCTATTCAAAGATAGTGTTACATTAAGGGGTGGCAGTAAGACATTAAAACTTCAGAATGGATCTGGCACAGATAAGATTACCTTACACTCAACATCTGGTAATGCTGAGATAACTGGTACTTCAACTCTTGGCACTCTCTCTGTAACAAACAACACCACCATAGGTGGCACACTTGGTGTAACAGGACAGATCACTGGTGATGTAACTGGTGACCTAACTGGTAATGCAGACACAGCATCGTTGGTTGACGTAACTGAGACTGCTACATCAAACTTGACATACTATCCTACTTTCGTTTCTGCTAACACAGGTAACACTGAAATCAGGACAGACTCAAGCAACTTAACTTATAATCCTTCAACTAATACTCTTACAGTTAATAACTTCAAGTCAACTACTGACTTCGAGGTACAAGGTAACTTAAACGTTACTGGAGCATTAACATTCTTCCAGTCACAGGTTGGTAGTATTGCTAACCACGATACTGATGATTTGGTAGAAGGGTCATCTAACAAGTATTTCACTAACGAGAGAGTAGATGATAGAGTTAACAACCTAATCAATGCTGGTACAGGTATATCTGCAACATATGATGATGCAGGTAACATGTTAACCCTAAGTGCAGTCCAGTCAGATCTTAATACTGACAACTTCACTGAAGGATCTACCAACCTCTTCACCACTGCAGCTAGAACGAGGACTCACTTCACCTACGGAACAGGTGTCGAGTTGTCGGGTGGTGGAGAACTTTCTGTTACTCAGTCAGACATTAATACTGATAACGTAACCGAAGGTTCTACTAATCTCTTTACTACTGCTGCAAGGACTCGTGGACACATCAGTGTAAGTGGAGACTTAGCATACAATGCTTCTACTGGTGTTATCTCATACACAATCCCAACAACTATCGCATCTCTATCCAACCATGATACAGATGATGTAGCAGAGGGATCAACTAACAAGTATTATACAGATGAGAGAGTAGATGACAGATTGAATGCTGTTATCATCGCTGGTACTGGAGTCGAGAAGGTATACGACGATGCTGCAAACACTTATACACTATCTGTTACTCAAGCCGATATTAATTCTGATACTATTACTGAAGGCAGCACTAACCTCTTTACCACTGCTGCTCGCACTCGTGGTCATATCAGTGTTGGTGGATCTCTAGCATACAACAGTGGCACTGGTGTTATTTCTTACACTACACCTGATACTGATGGTGTTTCTGAAGGATCTTCTAATCTATACTATACAGATGCTAGAGCAAGAGCTGCAATCTCTGAGAATAGCACACAACTAGCATACAACTCCACCACTGGTGTATTGACATATACTCAGGGTGATACTGATACAGTATCCGAAGGATCAAACAATCTTTACTATACAGATGCTAGAGCAGACGCACGTATTGCTGCTGCTGATACTGACGATCTATCTGAAGGATCCTCTAACCTATACTTCACTAATGCTAGAGCAGATGCGAGAATCGCTGCTGCTGATACCGATGATCTATCTGAAGGATCAACCAATCTATACTTCACTAACGCTCGTGCTGATGCTCGTGTAACAGCAGGTATAACTGGAAAACTTGATGCTTCTGCTGTTAGTGCTTTCGGTCTAACATTGGTTGATGATGCTGACGCTGCTACTGCAAGGACAACTCTTGGACTTGGCACTGCTGCTGTTGCTGCAACTGGTGACTTCGCTACTGCTGCACAAGGTACAACTGCTGACAACGCACTCGCTGCGTCTGCTGTAAGCACCTTCGGTGGCACTCTGATTGATGACGCAGACGCTGCTGCTGCAAGGACAACCCTTGGACTTGGATCTGCTGCTGTCGCTGCATCTACTGCATTTGCAACTGCTGCACAAGGTACACAGGCAACCACTAACGATAGTGATATCGATGATATCTATACTGAATTGAATGCTATTGGTAATGATGCTTCTATAACAACCGTCGCACAACTTAAGGCAGCACTAGCCGCTCTCGCAAGATAAGTAAATGGCAAAACCCACTTCCAAAGCTGAATTAAAAGAGTATGCTTTACGCAGGTTAGGTAAACCTGTACTAGAGATCAATGTATCTGATGATCAAGTAGATGACGCTATTGATTATACGATACAGAAGTTTCAACAGTTCCATTATGATGGTGCTGAGAGAGTCTATCTAAAGCATAAGATAACTCAAGCAGATTTGGATAGAGCTGCAAGTGCTAATGATAGTATAACCACTTCAACTGCTGGTAATTCCACGTGGTTGGAATCAAATACTTACATAGAAATACCACAGCATATACTTTCCATTGAAGGAATCTTCTCCTTCACTGATAAGGGTACTGCAAACATATTTGATATTAGATATCAGATGCGTTTGAATGACTTGTATGATTTTACATCTACACAGTTCTACCATTACTATATGATTCAGCAACACTTGGGTACAATTGATTTCCTATTAGAAGGAATCAAACCTACTCGTTATATTGCTACTCAAGATAGATTATATCTTGACATGGATTGGGGAGCAGATGTATTACTAGATCAGTATTTTGTTATTAAATGCTGGAGAGCATTGGATCCTACTACATGGACAGAGATCTATGACAACATGTGGGTCAAGGACTATGCTTCTGCTAAGATTAAGAAACAGTGGGGTCAGAATATGACCAAATTCCAAAACGTCCAGATGCCAGGTGGTGTTACGTTAAATGGAGAAATGATATACAATGATGCAGTCCAAGAGTTAAAAGATTTGGATGAGCAACTACGCCAGGAATGGGAAACTCCACCACTAGACATGATAGGATAACATGGCTACTAACACTTATTTTTCTCAAGGATCTACAGGTGAGCAAGACTTACAACAGAGTCTTGTCGATGAGCAAATTAAGATGTTCGGTAGGAATGTTTATTACATACCTCGGACTTTAGTAAAAGAAGACACAGTGTTTGGTGAAGATACTATGTCAAAGTTTGATGGTGCGTATGAAATAGAAGCATACATCGAAGACAACACGGGCTTTCGTGGTGACGGTGATATGTTTACCAAGTTTGGTGTGCAGATAGCAGATCAATGTACTTTTGTTATATCACGTACTAGGTTTACTGCTGCCGTCGATGACAACGCAACCTTAATAGTGGAGGGTAGACCAAATGAAGGCGATCTCGTATACTTCCCCATGGCAAATAAGATCTTTGAGATCCAGTTTGTCGAGTATGAAGTCCCATTTTTTACATTGGGTAAGCAATATACGTGGGGTTTACGCTGTGAACTCTTCCAGTACAGTGACGAAGACTTCGACACAGGAATCACTGCGGTTGATGCAGTTGAGGTCAACTATGCCAATGCAATAAGTCTCAACGTTGCTGAAGGTGGTAGTGGAGACTTTGTTGCTGATGAGATTGTTACAGGTGGTAACTCTAATGTAACTGCTACAGTCAAGTCTTGGAATAGTGCCACACGTCAGTTGGTGGTATACAATAGATCTGGTATCTTTAGTATACCTGAGACTATTACAGGAGACACATCTAGTGCTGCATGGACAAGTGCTACATATAATACACTAAATAATCAAAACACAGACTCTGAGGCCAACTGGCAAATTGAAACTCAGGCTGATAATATCATTGACTTCACTGAGGCTAATCCCTTTGGTGAGTTTGGAAACAAAGGAAGTAGTATCTAATGTTAGGAACATATTCATATCACGAAATTATCAAGAAGACAGTAGTCGGTTTTGGTACGCTGTTCAATAATATTGAATTGCGTCGTGTGACATCTGGAAAGACAGAGGTGATGAAGGTGCCCCTGGCATATGGTCCTCGTCAGAAATTCTTAGAGCGTCTACGTTCTGTTGGTCTCAATAAGACTTCAACTCAGATCACTCTTCCTAGAATATCCTTTGAGATACAAGGATTTAATTATGATGCAACTAGAAAGGTATCTCCTACACAATACATCAGAAACACACAGGCTGATGGTAAGGAGTTTAAATCCTTCATGCCAGTACCATATAATTTGAATTTTGAGTTGGCAATAATGGCAAAGAATCAAGACGATGGTCTTCAGATTCTTGAGCAGATATTACCTTTCTTCCAACCTAGTTTTAATATTACATTGAATCTAGTCCCAACAATGGATGAGAAGAGAGACTATCCTGTTACATTAACATCAATAAATTATGAAGATGTTTATGAAGGTGACTATGATACTCGTAGGACATTAGTATATACCTTACAATTTGTTGCTAAGACTTACCTATACGGTCCTGTCCAAGATAAGTCTGGTGAGATCATTAAGAAGGCAATCGTTGATTACGCAACTGATACTGCTAATGCACCTAATGCACCAAGAGAGGTCAGGTACTCAGTACAACCTGATCCAATCACTGCTGACGCAGATGATAACTTTGGATTCAATGAGCTAACGAGTGAGTTTGTTGATTCTAAGCAATGGAACCCAACCACAGGACAAGATGAAGCAGTTTGATGGGATCGAAGAAGCTCTGGACGTTGAAACATCTATTGTTCCTAAAAAGGAGCATAAGGTGGAAGTTGTACCAACGACGACTACGGAGCAACTCAAGAAAGACTATGACTACACGAGGGCAAATCTCTACTCGCTTATTGAAAAAGGTCAGGAAGCGGTGGACGGTATCCTCGAAGTGGCTCAGAGCTCTGATCAACCAAGGGCGTACGAAGTAGCAGGTCAAATGATCAAACACGTCGGTGACGTTGCTGATAAACTTGCTGATCTTCACAAAAAAGTCAATGAGATTGAGAATCCTAAAGGATCCTCAGCAGACAAACAAGTTACTAACAACACCATGTTTGTTGGTAGCACAGCAGAACTTGCTAAATTTCTAAAACAAAAGCAAGATAAATAACATAGTAGGAAAGTATTAAGTCATGTCGGTATTAAACGTATTAGATACGCAAACAGTAAGTGGTTCTGGAACCGCATACATAACAGTTAAGTCTGGAGTAGTGCGTGTCCTAGCAACTTCAGCGTCATCTATACAAGTTGATGCTGGTCCTGCCATTACTTTGGCAGCAGGAGTCCCTGAGTTAATCTCAGTCGGTAAACCTAAGTCAGCTACAATAGAGGCAGCAACGGATGCCAATCCTACGGTACTCACCATTACTGGTGGTGCTGGACAAAGGCATAACTTTGCGGCTCAAGATTATATTTCTACTGCTAATGGTGGTGACACTGCATTCGTTGCAGCGTTTGTCTCTGCTGCTGGTAGTGGCAAGCTAGTCGCATCTATTACTGACTCTACTATTACTACTGATATTGATGCATCTGGTGCATCAGCTGATTATGCATTAGCAACCGCTAAGGTTGAAGCAGGTACAAGACCTGTAGTACAACGTGCAGTTAAACTAACTGCTGGTAGTGCTGATGTTATTGTGGAGCAAGTCCAAGTTGTTGGAGGCTAAACGTGGCACACGGCAAGGAAAAATGTTGTGGTAAATGTGGATCAATGGAACATACAACTAAACAACATAACAAGCATATCATCGATGAGGCAAAGGTAGACTCAGGTAAGTCTCCTGAGACCAAAGAGAAGGACAGAAATGTTCGTAAGTTTGGTGTCAGTCATAACGTTGCTGGTCATGGTAAACTAAGGAGAGCACTCCATAGATCCAACCGTGGAGATAAAAAGATCAAAGGTGATAAGTCACAATACGTTGAGACTGAATCAGTAAACATTGGAGAAGAAGGTTACGATAGGATGCGAGATGATCGTCTCGTAAAGTATGGTATCGGACACGATGGTTCTGACCGTAAGTCAACCCCTAGTAGGTCTAGTGGTAAACAACCTAAAGGTAAAACTGTCTATCAGAAAGAGGCAGAGAAAAAGTATGGTAAGGGTGCTACAGCACTTGATATCGTCAAGAAAAAAATTGAAGCAAAACATGGCAAGGGAGCTATTATGAGTACTAAAAAAGAAGAGGTTCTTCACGAGCTATCCTCTGATACACTTCAGAAAGCATCTAAGGCTGCTGATGTTGATCGTGGAAAGAAAGCAGTTGCTGGCGATAGAGAAGGTGCTAAGAAGCGAGTTAAGCAAGCATCTAAATTCTATGCTGCTGCTGCATCAAAGCGTAAGGAAGAAGCAAAAGAAGAGTATACTGTTACCAATGCTGACAAGAAAGGTAACACACCTGCATGGCAAGGATACAAGTCAGGTAAGAAGAATGCCAAGACAGGCAAACCTTTATATAAGAAGGCAGACCATGTTAAGGATGAGTCTGTGACTCCTTTGATGTCATTTAAAACATTCATAGCAGAGGGAAACCCTACGACTCGAATGTTGTCTAAATCAAAGACTCAACAAACTGGAAACATTAGTGCAGACAGGGGTACAGACGCAAAAAAGAATAAAGAGTCCCGCAAGGGGCTCGAAAAAGACCTCAAGAAGAAAGGAATAGGATATAAGAAAGGAGTAGGTGAGTACAAATATAAGAGTAATGACGGTAAGGAAGGCACTGGACGTGAAGTCTCATACCAAACATCTCCTGCTAAAGGCATGAGTAAAAGAAGATTTGGTAAAGTTATGCGACGATTAGGTCGTAAACATGGACAAGAAAGTGTTATAACTAAAGATAAGGATAAGCCAGCACGTTTACATGACACCCAATCTAAGAAGCCAAAACCTTCTGAGAGTCTAGGTAAGAGTAAACCTGGTAAACATCCAAAGGGATACGGTGAAACCTCTGGCACTAAGGTCAGAGATAAGAAGCTATCCAAGAAAACTAACAAACCGAGTTATCATTATGGCTAGCCCAGGATTCACACGTACTGTATGCATCTATTGTGGACTTAAAGCACCACAAGGACATAAGCGTCCGTACGATTATATTGAGAAGCATGAAGCCCTCTGTCCTAAGAACCCTAAATTAACCAAAGAATAGTAATGGCACTACACATGAGAGAACAATTAATCAGAGCAGTCCTAGCACATGCTCAGGGTGAGATTGAGAAGCATAAGGTGAACGTTAATGTTTATCTTGAGAATCCTGTAGGTATCGGAGAGCACTCTGATATAACAGAAGCAATTGGAGTTGAGTTAGATAAGATAGCAAGGTATCATGATCAGGTTGAGGTTATAAATAAGTACTTCAGAGCACCATCGCAGAATATCAACGGTTGAAGAATAAGAAGGCGGCTAAGTTATTATTAAAGAGAGCAAAGGAACATCCTGATTGGTATACACCGCAGGAAGTATACTATGCCAAGCAGGTTAGGAAAGAGACAAAAAGAATCGAAAAGAAGAAGAAACAGGAATAAATACTTACGTCATTTGAGACTTAGTGGAGTTGAAACTATCATGTCCCACTACACGGTTGGTTACCACGATTCAAACCGAGAACATCATGAAATATGTGAGTACGCCCAAGATGCCTACGAAGCAATACAGAATTCAAAAGAGGATGTCCCTGGACTAAGGGAGCATCCTCATTTTATTGACTATTGCACGATGGGTATCGAATTATGAAACACGAAATTATGTGGTGGATGTCCAGATTAACTATTATGTTAACGTCATTGTTTTTATCAATGACACTAGCAGCGAAAGCATACGCTGTTGATATACAGATGGGTTACGAAGGTAACCTAGTCTTTGAACCAAGTGAAGTGACTATTTCTGCTGGAGATACAGTTACATTCATCAATAATGCCTTACCCCCTCACAACATCATTGTTGATGGTAGAGCAGATCTATCAAGGGAGTCATTAATGTTTAGTCCAGGTGAGACACAGGAAATTACTTTTGCAGATGCAGGAGATTATAATTTCTCATGTGCACCTCATGCAGGGGCTGGCATGAAAGGCGTTATTCATGTAGAATAAATAACATTGCCTTGTATATTATAAATGGCTACCATAACACTTAAGTCACCTGATGGGGAAGTTAATACCTTTGAGTGTGATGAAGATACAACTATCTTAGATGCACTGGAGGAAGCGGGTTTAGACCATAACTATTCCTGTCGTGCTGGTGCATGCTCTTCATGTGCAATGAAGATTGAAGAAGGTACTGTGGATCAAGAAGACCAATTCTTTTTAGATGATGATCAACTTGAAGCAGGTTTTGTGCTAACATGTGTTGGGAAACCAACATCTGATTTGGTACTTCTAACAGAGCAAGAAGAAAATTTATGACCGACTTATGGTCAGGTTACAGGGAAGCAGTTTTTGACGTGTTCCCTGACCTGAAATTTGAATTTAATCATGCAACATGGGAAAATAAAAAAGGGGTTAAGTTAACTGCTGATTTATACAGTGGTAAGTACTTCCTCAAGTCTAGGCATGTAGATATATGGGATGGTAAGCAACTTAATATTCATAACAATATCATATATCCCAAGACTCCACAGGTAGGGGAGGAGATAATCCCTTGCTTTGGTATGGACTTGATGGGATTTAGTGAGAAGAAAGTTATAATAGTATTTGATTTCCAACATCCAACAGAGAATTATTTGTATGAGGTAGACAGTCTACCGTATGCAGAGAAAGATTATAGATTCTTTGAGAAGGGTAATCATTTCTCAAAAAATATTTACGTTAGATACTGTAAGGCATCAGAGGTAGATGATTATCTACCAATGTTTAAGACATATTTACTGTGGTATAAACATCTAATAGATGAAGGGAAACCTACTGGAGAAGATGGTAACTTCTATCATGACTTTGATAAGTATATGATTAAGTTAGATCCTATCTCAGGGTATCTGGGTAGTGCCTTCGGCAAAGAAGAGTCGGAGAAAATAATCAGGGAATTCTTTTTTAGTTATGCGTGACTTAGTATATGATATTAGATCACTGATAGAGGATATCATTGAGAGGATACCTGATGTTGAACCATTAGAGAGTCCTCACTCTATAGTTGAGAAGGATGATCTAGTCATTCGTAATACAATGTACAAGTCTCCTGCTCTGAGGAAGATTCATATAGAGGAAGCAGAGATAGGTGGGATAAAGATACTACATTGTGTCATGTTTCCTGATCCTCATTATAATCTACCTATATTCGGGTGTGATATTGTATCAAATGGTAAGGTAGTTACTGCTGCTATAGTTGATGTATCACCTGTACATAATGCAGATCAAGAATTTTATAGAGAGATAAGGGAAGTATCTAATAATTTTAATTTTAGTGGTAGGAGACCATTGCCATTGTGGGGTGATGAGATCTTCTCACCTTATTGTAAGTTTACACGTTTGACTGAGGAGATTGATAAGGCAAACTTCTATTGTATTGTTATGCATTATCTTGGTATCTTCCGTCATTACGTTGAGATTGCTACTAGAGATACCTTCTGGGTTAATACTATGAGGAGACTTGATGATCAGATATGGTACTGTGAAAGTCAGAAGAAGAATGATAAGACACGTGGTATACTAGAGAAATGGTTCGATAAAGAATGGACAGATAAGTATATGAATGAAGTCTTGTTTGACCCACCATGTCTGAAGTAGTCTGGTCTGTTAATATTATGTGTGGCATCCTTATATTACTGGTGGGTGTCGCACTCGTATACATATTTAAGTATGACGAATGGTACCCCAATGGGAAAGATGACACCACCGTCGAGGAAGAGTTGCTACAACTTCCGAGTGACGGAGATAGTAAAAGTAGTTGATGGAGATACCATTGACGTAGTAATTGATTTAGGATTTGATATCTATAAGCATGAACGTGTGCGTATTGCTGGTATTGATACTCCTGAAAAACGTACTAAAGATCTAGAAGAGAAAGCACTAGGGATAGATGCTACTAACTGGATGAAAGGAACACTGGAGGATACAATTAGTGGAGAGCACGAACTTACTATCCGTACCGAGCTTAAAGGTGGCATGGGTAAGTATGGTAGGCTTCTTGGTTGGCTATACGTTGGCGATGATGAGTTATCACTTAATGAACAAATGATCGCTGAAGGGTATGCATGGGAGTATGATGGTGGTACTAAGAGAAAAGATTTCCAATCTCTTAGAGACATCAGGTATGAGCAAGGCACACTAGATCCCCCACCAGATATTGATGAATTGGTCCCTGATGTAGGTGACCCATTACCCGAAGTAGGAGATGGTATTACACCAACTACTGCTGCTAATTTACCAGGATTATACTAATGTTTGGAGTATTAAATGTCGTAGAAGCATGGAATGAAATCTCATGGGCAGATGCCATTCCATTCACTCTAGTATTAATAGGTCTTTACTGGGTTAAGGTAAAGATAGATGCCTCTGTTGGCATCGGTAGAAAGAAACAGAATCAATTGAAAAGGACTATCGTAGAGGCAATCAAAGAAGCCAATGGCTGAAAAGCAGGAGATATATCTAGGTAACCCCAATCTCAAACGGGCTAATGTCAACACGAACTTTACACCTGATCAGGTGCAAGAGTTTATAAAGTGTAGTCAAGATCCTGTTTATTTCATTCGTAACTATATCAAGATCGTTAACCTCGATCAGGGTATAGTTGGGTTTGATCTGTACGATTTCCAAGAAGACATGGTGAATCGATTCCATGAGAATAGATTCAATATAGCAAAGCTACCACGTCAGTCAGGTAAATCTACAGTGGTTACTGCATATCTACTGTGGTACGCAATCTTT